GACGAGCGTGGGCTTGCCACCGAAGCGGGTCAGCTGGCGGACTTCCTTGCGGAGGAACTCGCTGATCTTCTGCTGGCCGGAGACGTAGGTGATCGCGTTCGCACCGACAGCGGCGCGGTTGCGCCACTTGGCGTTGGTAGCACGATCGATGCCGCCGACGGTACCGACGAGCGGGTTGTCCGTGATGAGGGAGGTCAGACCGGGGACGACCTTGGAGTCCTGCGAGCCATCCTTCCAGAGCATCTCGTTGAACGAGCGCGCCCAGCCTTCGGACATGTCCTTGAGCTTTTCGTCGAGCAGGCCGGTGAGGACCGTGAGGTCGCGCTCGGAGTGCTTGGACGTGGAGGCACCAGTGGTGGAATCCGTGACGGAAAGACCGTCGTGCTTCAGCTCAGTGAGCGTCAGCGAGATGCCAGCATGGATTTCCTTCCAGGGGTAGGAGACGCGCTTCGTGTTGGCCGGGTTGGCGTACGAGACGGTGTCGTTGTGGGTGAAGCCAGCGATCGAGGTCGTGTAGTCAAACACGACAGGGATGCTGATGTTGCCCTTACCACCCGGGAAGGTCTTCTGCTTGCTGGTCATGGCCTTGAGCAGAGGCTTTTCCTGGATGTTCTGGGTGAAGGCCGGACCCTTGACGTAGTAGTCGAGGGCCGACGCGGTGATGTTAGCGAGTTCGGCGTTAGTGAATGCCATAGGTTTTTTGCGTTAGCGGGTTTGCATTGCGCCGAGACGAACCGCCTCTAGGAGGCTGCGCGGCTGGGCCGTTGCGTGGGCGGACGACGTGGAACTGGACACGTGAGTGACAGGTCTGCGCTGGGGTGCGAATCGGGAAAGCCGCTCCTTGATAATGGAGTGGGCGCGCTCAACGAGCGCAATAGCCTCCTCCGGAGTCGTCGGCTTTTCCGACTGCATCATCAGTTTGACATGATCCGTGACCATCTCCTGTTTGGCGGACCAATCGGGATCCTTGACCTTCATCTGCTGTTCCCAATTCACCACAGCCGAATGGATGTTTCCGCGAGCATTTTGCTCTCGCTGTTGCATCGCACTGACCTGCTGCTGCTCGTAAAGGCTGTGCTGGGCTTTGAACCTAGCTAGTTCCCTGGCGCTTTCTTCGTCAACGTAGCCTTCTTCGACCTTTTTCTGGATCTCAGGAGGCAACGTGTTTCCGACGAAAACGTCGAGCCGCGCTTTGTATTCGCTGATCTTCTTGTGGGCTTCCGCCGGGTTGGTCTTCATCAGGGCCATTATCTGGAACCCTTCTGCGACCTCATCGGTGGACAACCCATTCGCGGACATGAAGGAAGTGACCTTTCGGAATTCATCCGATTCGGCGCGGTATGCATCACGCTCCGTGATCATCTCCTTCCAGCGAGGGTGGTTGTGGAACGGCAGTTTCTTGTCGGCCTCGGAAGTGGACCTGCTCTTCGCTGCGTCGTCCAGACTAGGCGTAGAGTTTCCTTCTTCTTCGGCGGATTTGCCGTTGGTTTCCACGGAGGACGATTCCGTGTCAGCCGTCTTCTGCGCGGCGCGTTTTACCGCGTCGAGCAATGAAGTCGGCCTCTTTTTAGCGTCCTGGTCGCCCGACTCCGACGAGGTAGTCTGGCTGATTTCTTTAGCGTCGCTCGACTCCGGAGCAGTTTCCTGGACCGGAGTAGAAATGGGTTCTTGCACAGGAGCGTTGTCCTGCGGTTCGATGGCGTCGGTTGGCTCGGTTGGATCGGGCATAGAAATACTATATGGTGTGATTTATCTTAAATCAACTATTCGGATACTGGACGCCATCCGTGCGGATGTCGGCTGGCGTAGCAGACGGGCCGGCGGCTCCTGCGGCCATAGGTCCAGGGCCTACGTTCATGGCACCTTCTCCGCCTTGGGCATTCGGGTCTGCGGCGGGATCGCCTTGGGCGAGCTGCTTTTGGGCGTTCATGGCGACGATTGACGGCAAGGCCGCGCGAATGGCGTCCGTGATATCCATGCCGTCGTCCATACGCTTGAGGGCTTCCTTTGCCATGAATTCTGGATTCATGCCTGGGATCTGAAGCAGGATGGGGGCGATGCGTTCGAAGTTCTGCATCTCGATGGCCTTGTTCGGGCGACCGTTGGAGCCGGCTTCGACCTCAAGCATAAGCTCCTGGGCGACTTCATTTGCAGAAAGTTGGGGCCAGACCGCACCAGGGCCGACGATTTTCATGACTGACTGTTGGTCCATCTGCATCATCAAGACCTGGCCGGTAGAACGGGCCAGTTCACCAAGGAAGTCCTCAAGGTCGTCCACATTGGACGAAAGGCTAGACATACGGCTACCTTCGGCGACGGACACCTCCGTGGCGGTGGAGTTGCTGGTGCCGCCAAGATTGGCCTCCTGTGAGCCAACCACGCGCATCATATCCTCAAGCAGCATCGACGTATCGTAAAGGCTTGGGTCGATCGGGGCATGTTGAACAGGCTGAAGGATCGAGTTTACGGCCTGACCTGGGGACAGGTTCTGGAGTTTGATGACCGCGTTGGCCGGGTGGGACTGAAGGTTATTGATGTCCTTCTCGGACAACGCACCTTCGTAGGTGGCATACAGGGGGCGGTTGGCAAAGCGATGCTCGCGGAGGGCCTGACGCGCGCGGTTGTATTCCTTTTGCACCGGCATCAGCAGGCGGACGTCAGAAGGCGGGATTACGTCCTTCTCGGACTCGACCTCGTTAAAGATAAGAGGGAAGAACGGCCAGAAACGCTCCAGGTCAAGTTCCGGAGGCTCCGGCTCTTTGAGGAAATCATGATAACCGTCGCAGACCACATAAAGCATGCCGTCTTTCTTAGAATAGATTTCCCACACGGTGGCTCGCTTGCAGTCCTTGTCTTCCTCGTTCTTGTCTTCGTAGGTAGTGAACTCCATGCCAAGGTCGATCTTGTAGATCTCCTTCACATCTTCGACGTCTAGGATGAACTCCTGGGCAATCCAGTCAGCACCGACAAAGCCGGACATCTGCCGGCACTTGGGGTCAACGATGATGGAGTGCGACATCGGGAAGTCGAAGACCACACCCTCTTTGACAATGACGTCCTGCTTGGCCTGAATCGATTGGAGCAATACGCGAAGCTGCTCCATCTTGGCGTGTTCTTCAGAGAACTTGTCGTCCATGCGGTCAGCCGTAAGGCGTTCAAGCGTGGAAAGTTGCTCGGTAATATCCGTGATGCGCTCGACGTCTTCAGGACGTTTTTCCATCACGCGGTGATAGCCGATCTTCAGGTAGCCGATGCCGTTGACGCAGGTGCGGCGAACAAGCTGTTTCATCTGTCCCTTGAAGGACGGCTGCTGTTCCTGGATCTGGTTGTGGGCAAGGATCTCAAGGGTCTTGGCTACCTTATCCAACATGCGGCGACGCTCAAATCCTTGCTGGGCGTCCTGGATAGTCTGAATCATCACCGGATCCATCGGGATGCCCTGAGCCATCGAGTTCTGCATCGAGGTCTGGATAGACTGGAAAGACGACATGTCGCCTTCCCACACGGCAAAGTCCAAGGTCTCGCGTCGCTTCGCGACGAACTTCGGATTCTTGGCGTACAGGGCTGAGACTCGCTGGCCGACGTGACGCTGGACGATGTTGGCGACGTAACGGTCATCGTTCTCAGACGTGGACCACTGCTTGCCCATGTAGAAATCCGTGTCCTCCTTCATGCGTTCAAAGGACTTCTTCCAATGCTTCTTGGCGTTCTCGACCTTCTTGATGAGGGTCTTGACCAGGGACGCGCGAGACGGACCGGGTTTCTCGGCATCGCGCTTGATGCCGCTTTTTGCAGGCATCTGCTGCATCGGATCTTCCGGCTGCATCTCGTATTCGTTTTCCATTTCAAATATTTATGTTCAGAAACCACCCATCTGCAAGAAATTGCGTCTGGCGTCCTCCCACTTGGATGACAGCTTGACCCAGGCAAGAGTGCCCGTCTTTGGGAACTCAGACGGCTTTTCGTAAGACCTGGAGGCTCCGACCATGCTGCTTAACAGCAGGCCGACCAGGCCCATAGCGTCCACAAAGTCGTCGTGTCGGGCAGACGGGAACTTGAGCAGTTCGGTTTCGGCCTCAACCCACCAAGACGTCTGTTTGGGGAAGAACACCTTGCCCATAGCCATACGACCACGGATGGCCTGCGCGCGGGTTTGCTTGTCCTTTACGGGCGTTATCTCCTCAACTACGGTCCAGATGCCCTTCTCTTGTTGTACCTTACGCAGGAACGGACCAATGGACTGGGAGATATGCCCTCGCTCCGCACCCCACTTGGCCGGCTTGTGTCGGGACATGAGGTCAATCATGCCGTCAATGACCTGGTCAGTGCTGGCACGGCGCCACCACACGTCCGGCAGGATCCACACGTTGTCGTCCTCGTCTAGCCCAAAGGGCAGCAACACGGTCTTGTCCGCTGTCTGGGCCGTAGACACCGCGTGGTCGGATACGCAGTAGTAGCGAAGGTTTTTGGGAAGTTCGTGCGGGTACGGCTTAAGCCAGTCACGTTTAAAGAAGTCGCCGTCGTCCGGCGTAGGCTGGCCCTGGTAAAGGGCCGAAAAGCCCTTGGGGTTGAGGCGACGGATCTCGTTAAGGAAGTCCAAGCCGTAGCGTTGCGGCCAGAGGGCCTCACCTGGCTTTCGCTCCATTGGGTCATTTTCTACCGCAATGGCCGGCAGGCTCAAGATACGCCACTGCTGGGCATTCTCATCGTTGTAACAAGGGTTCTTTGGGTCGGTAAGGCGACCAACAATGTCGTCTTCGTGCCATCGGGTCATAATCACGACCACTCTCGCGCCGGCCATCAGTCGGGTCATAGCCACCTGCGTGAACCACTCCCACAGCTTGTCACGCTCACGCTTGGAATCTGCCTCCTCGCGGTCCTTGATCGGGTCATCGATGACCAGCAGGTCGGCACCACGGCCAGTGAGGCCACCGCCGATACCTACGAAGTTAGCCAGACCGCCTTCTTCCGTCTGCAACTTGTCGGACGATTGGCTTCCGGTACGCAACTTGCAACCAGGGAACACCTGGTTGAACGCCGGCATACGCATGATCTCGCGCACCGAACGACCGAAGTCCTGGGCGATGTCCGCATTGTACGTGGCAAAAATGACCTGGCGGTACGGGTCTTTTCCCAAGAACCAAGCCGGGAAACGTCGCGATGCCAGTTCTGACTTACCGTGGCGTGGCGGCATCGAGATGATAAGACGCTGATACGTCCCTTTTTCAACCTGCTCCAGCGCGGCACAGATTGTTTCGTGGTGACGCACCGGCTCGTAACGCGACTTGTCCGGGTTCTCCGGATCCTCCGGGTCCGGCATCGTCATCTGCGTGAAATGGATCAGAGATTCCTTCGCCTTCTTGACGCGAAGCAGCCGCGTAGCGGCCAGCAACTGACGCTGGACCTCTGCGATCTCTTCGCCTCTTCGCTTCTCTTCGGCGTTGGGTGCCTTACGAGCCATTAGGCGGGTCGAAGACCGATGCGGTAGTTCACTCCGTTGATGGTGACCAACAAGTCGAGGCTGTCAGAACCTCCGGTGTGAGAAGTGGTGCTGGTTGGGTTGAAGGAAAGTCCGTTGAACGAAATACCATTAGCATCAAGCTTGAGTGCGGCGGTAGCATCCGGGGCGACGCCGATGCCGACCTTGCCGTGCTGATCTACGACGAAAGCCGTAGCGTCGGGGGTTGTGCTGTCTTCGACTTGGATGGCATTTCCAGTTCCCAGTTGAGTCACCCTCAAAGCGGCATTAACAGTCCCAACAGTTGTCTGAATGATTTGCGGAGCGGTGTAGGTGTTGGAAGTGTTCGTGTTGGCTACGGCTTTTGCAACTCCGTTCACATCCCGGTAGTTGATGTTGGTGGCAATCCAAATGTCGCCAGCGATAGTAGAGGAGGGGGCGGTAGCCTGTGGGGCAATATTAAGCGGGGCGGTCGTTGCCGTAGCGGTCGTGTTTACTTTCCCGGTAAACGTGTCGCCGGATCGATTGACCTTTCCATAAACAGTAGAAAAGCGAGCGAAGTAGTTATCCGATGCCAGCACCCAGGCGGCGTTATCCGGAGGGTAATTACCTCCGGTAATACCCCCAGAAACGCACACGAAGATGGCGTTGTTGTAGGTTGCGGCGTTACCTGCGAAGTAGGTCGTGCCACTATCCCATTCAGCGATGGAAGGACCAGAAGGTCCGACCGCTCCGTCTTGGCCGTTTTGTCCTGTCGCGCCGGTATCGCCAGTCACTCCTTGGCTTCCGGCCTGCGCGACAAGCGTCCAGTAAAATGGACTTACGTCGGGATAGTTTCCTTGGTTCGACCCACTACCAGACATGCTGTGAGCGTAGCTTGATCCATTATAACGGACTACGTCTCCGTTGAAATAAAACTGACCTGGGTTAAACTCTCCACGCCAGTTAACAACACCAACACCATCAGCACCATCTACGCCATCCAATCCGTTCGCTCCCATGTCGCCTTTTTGGGCGACAAGTTGCCATGCGTAAGGGTGGGTAATCGGACCGTAACCTCCGCCACCGATAGTGTTAATCATCACATAGCTTGAACCGCCCAATGTAACGTAATCGTTTGCGGCATATGTCACTCCATTGTCGTATTCACCGCGATACACCCAGGCATTGCCGGCTGGTCCTTGCGGACCAGCATCACCTTGAATGCCCTGCTGGCCGGCAACCCCAGCATCACCTTGAATGCCCTGCTGGCCTTGCGGACCTACAGGTCCGACGATCAGAGGAATGCTCGCGGCAGCGTCAACAGCCACCTGTGCGTGGACTTGTGCGGAGTTTTTCGCCTGGAGGGCGGTGATGGCGTAGGTATTTGCCAGACCGGCAGAGTTAGCGGCGGAAATCTTCGACAGGTCAGCCTCATAAGCGGCAGACTGGGCAGCATCTCGCGCGGCAATCGCATCAAGTGCGTTCTGGGAGGTAAGAACAGCCTCCAGTTCAGCCACCTTGGCGTCACCAGCGTCGTTTACCAACGCAACCTGGGCAGATCCAGCAGCGTTCACGGCCTGCACAGGTCCATCCGTCAGCAAAGGTTCAACTTCCTCGGCAATAACAGGCAGATTCAGAGCAGTCGTGCGGATCTTTCCGTCATCGGCCTGGATTTCACCCAGCCGGGAGATGGTGGCGTTGAGCGACGTGCGGGCATTGTTCAGCTCCTGGTCGATTTTCTGCCCCTGGTGAGGCGTGGTGGGGTTGGACTGGCTGAAATCCGTAAAGGACCAAGAGCGGTCGTATGGAGCAGGAGGCTGACTCATGTGCGGATAGTGTACCGACGTCGCAATAGATGCAAGAAGTCAGATGTAGGAGAAAGTTTTTTTAGTACCCGAATTTTTCCGAGAGGGGGATGGGATAAAATCGGTCGGCAAAAGTGGGGGGTGGGCGGGGGTGGAGGGGGTGCGGAGGGGGTGGAGAGACGCGGGGGAGCTTCCCCCAGTCCCTGGGCAACGTTGCCTTGCGTCGCGTAGCAACCCCAGGGAAGGGGAAGGGATAGGGGCAAGCCCGGGTTGCCTGGGGTTGCCTTGCCCGTCGCGGGGGTGATCCCTGGCAAGGCAACCCGGGCTTGCCCGTGCCAGGGAAGACGCGGGGAAGGGGAAGAGCTGCAGCCCGTTTGAGACTGGGCGCCTAGTGATCCCTGGCAAGCATACCCCCTACCCTTCCCCGCCCGCCCGCGACGATTGAGAAGAAGACGAGACAACCCCAGGCAAAGGTTTACCCTGTTAAATTAAACCTTGCCCTTGG